AAACACTGGTTCACTAGAGCTGGTTTTATTAACCGCTTTTTGTATTACTCTGTTAGGCGTACTATTTTTAACGCCGAATTTGAGTCGCGATCGACATTTGATCGTTTGCGAAGAACAGTAGATGGAAAGTGTGGCGAAGGAGCATTTCATGCAATGTTACATGGTGCTCTCGACGAACACCCTTTCTTTAAGGCATCAACATTTACAGATGCCGAGTGTGCTCAGTATAATCTCAATTTAGAGCCTGAAACGTTCACAACCAAGGACGCCAAGGCTAAACAGGTAGTTATCGAAAGTATGTCTGACAAAGATGCGAAGGCTAAAGCAATCAAAGTGGAAACTTTTTCCATCAAAGATGCCAAGGCTAGCAAAGTAACAATTGAAAATTTGGAACCAGAAGGAAATCCATTGGCTAGTAATTACTTCGAAGCAATGAAGCAGATTTACAATGATGCCTCTGTACAACCAGAAGGACTTCTAGATAATAATGCATGGGAAGTAATTTCAAAGCGTGTGTATCGGAACCAATTCCTATTGACAACAACTGATGGCGCTGAAATCGCCAAAGGATTGTTTTTGAGAGGAACTTGTGCTCTTATATACAAGCATTGGAAATCTTCGTGTAAGATTGATAATGTGCAGTGTAGGTTTTTGTCCAACAGGCCTTATTTCAACTTTAGGCTTAGCGACTGTAAGTTTGCTGATTTCGAAACCACTCGTGGCGAGAATGAAGATTTGATGATCATGGTTTTGCCTATGTCATGTCCACAGTATCCTGATCTGTTGTCTCATTTTGTGACACAACAAGATCTTTCAAGGATTGAAGGCAGAAGTGCCCAGTTGTGTGGAATTACAGACGTATTCACAGGCGACCTTGTCAGCTATAATCTTCAGAATCTCACAGTAAATGCGGAAGATGCAAGTTATGCAGATAACCAAGGAATTACCTACCATTGTCGGAAAGGCTACAGATATGCCGCCGAAACGAAAGCAGGTGATTGTGGCAGTGTGTTAGTGTTGAAGGATTCAACCTTTGACAAGAAAATTATCGGTATGCATGTCGCAGGATGTGCAGGTGCCGGTTTCTCAGTGTGTGTGTATCGCGAAAAAATTTTGAAAGTATTGAAAGATGTAGATTGGCTCGTACAGTGTTATCCTCCCCTTGAATTGATTTCAGTAGTAGATTCGCGAGTTCCTGAAGGAGCATTTTGCCCCCTAGGGAAAAGTCCAATAGCAGCTGGCAGTGTCGGAACAACGACATTGAGGCCCACAGCCATAGCTGGCTGCTGTATGGAAACAGAAAAGAAACCCGCCCACTTGAAACCTTTTATGAAAGATGGGGTCATGTTTGATCCCCTCATGGAAGGTTTGAAGAAATGCGGTAAAGTATTGACCCCGCTCGAAAATGATTTGATTGAATTGGTAGTTGATGATGTAGCACGTGTTTACAACAATGCAACACATCCCAAGCGCAAGCGCGAGGTGTTTAGCATCAAGGAAGCATGTTTTGGTAGACCTGAAGATGAGTACTTTGGATCACTGACGTCTTCGACATCGCCTGGATTTCCATGGAGCCTCACAAAGGAACCTAGGAAAGCTGGAAAACGTACGTGGATTGATTTCGATGAAGATTTTATATCTGAGGAATTGATTCACCACGTTGAAAAGCGAATTGAGTTTGCGAAAGAGGGAAAACGCTATCCTACCTTATGGATGGACTTATTGAAGGACGAAGCTCGTCCCTTTGAGAAAGTTGATCAAGGAAAGACGCGTGTTTTCTCTGGTTCGCCACTTGATTTCACCATTGCGTGTCGAATGTATTTCGGTGCATTTGTAGCAGCTCAGGCTGAAGGACGTATTGATAACGAAAGCTTAGTAGGAACCAACTGCTATGCTGAAGATTGGAATCTCGTTGCAAAGAAATTATTGAAGCATGGAGATTGTGT